TACAGGCACTGCTTGGCGGCTAGAAAATTCTAAAAATATAGATAACTTGTGGAATTTATAGTAGGCAATTTCGTAAACCATCAGAAATAATACATAAACACAGAAGCGCAGTCACAAAAATGAGTTCTTCACGAAGGAGACACACCAATGGGATTTAGAGTAAGCCCCGGCGTAAGTATTAAAGAGATTGACCTGACCACCGTTGTTCCCGCAATTGCAACCACTCCAGGCGGCTTTGCAGGGTACTTCCATTGGGGTCCGGTGGATGAGATTGTTACTGTTACCAGTCAAAACGAACTGGCAAGCATTTTCCTAAAACCAGACAACGACAACTTTGTGGATTTTTTCACCGCAGGAAACTTTTTGTCCTACGGTAATAACTGCCAGGTTGTGCGCGTGGTTGGTAGTGGTGCTGCCAACTCGCAGTCCAAAAATGATGGTCTTACAGGAGTTGCAAAAGTGGTTATCAACAACGAAACCCACTTTGGTGCGAGTGCAGGAGGTTTAGCTTCAACCGAAGCAGTTGCCGGCGTAGTTTTTGCAGGCAAGTATCCAGGCGCTTTGGGCAACAGCCTAAAGGTGGTTGTTACCAGCGGAAACGGGATTACCGGTGCATCATTGGCGGCACAGGCAGTTATTGGTGCAACTTTTATTGATATGTACACCACTGGACAGACACAAATACGTTATTTTGCGGTCAATGATCTCATCACCTTTGCTGACGGTACTTCGGTTCAGATCAGCGGAGTTCAAACCGGAACCACGGCAAACACCACTTTCACCACTCGTACTCCTGTAAACGGAGACTTCTTTGGTGTTACCAGTGGTATTACTTTGGATGCGTCAGGACATCCGCGTGTTCGTTTGCTCCTGTCTACCCTGCTTTCGAAGACACAGGCTTCAGGAAACACTTTTGAAATCAAGAGCGTGTACGCAGGATATGTGTCAACAGGTGCAACCACTTCGGTGTTTGCAGCAGACGCAGGCGGTGCTGGCGACCTTATCAATGTGCTTGTGTTGGACAAGGACGGCAAGTGGACAGGCACTCAAAACGGGTTGATTGAGAAGTTTGAGGGCTGCTCACGCGCATCAGATGCACGCAACTTTGACGGCAGCAGCAACTACTACCGTACTGTTGTAAACGAGAAGTCTGATTATGTGTGGGCACTTCGGCAGGACATCAACGCAGACACAGCGTTCCTTTCATCAAAGACTGATTACACCGCCCTTGGTGCAAATGTAAGCAGTGCAACAACGGTTGGAGAAAAAGTCATGTCCTTTGGTTTGACTGCCGGTGTTAGCGGAGGAAGCCCAACCGATTCCGAGCGGTGGGCAAAGGGGTGGATCAAGTTTGCAGACGCAGATGCGGTTGATGTTTCACTGCTTCCACTGGGAGATGCCAGCCCAACCCTTGCACAACTGGTCATTCAAAACGTGTGCGAAAAGCGGTTGGACTGCATGGCGTTCAAGTCTCCTGGCAAGTCTGATGTGGAGAACAAACTTCCAAACGAAGCACTAACTGCCATCAAGACCTTCCGCGACAGCAGTTTCAATGTAAACTCTTCGTATGCAGTGCTTGACAGCGGTTGGAAGTACCAACTAGACACCTTTAACAACCTTGTTCGAATGGTGCCACTGAACGCAGACATTGCAGGTTTGGTTGCTCGTACCGAGTTTACCAACGAAGCGTGGTTTTCACCCGCAGGGTTTAACCGTGGTCAAATTAAGGGTGTGGTAAAGTTGGCGTACAACCCGTCATCGGAAGCTCACCGCGACGAACTGTACACCCGTCAGGTAAATCCCATTGTGTCGTTCCCTGGTGAAGGCGTAATCCTGTTTGGTGACAAAACCATGCAGACCAGGCCCTCTGCCTTTGACCGTATCAATGTGCGTCGCCTGTTCATTATTCTTGAAAAGGCAATTGCCACGGCAAGCAAGTTCTTCCTGTTTGAGCAGAACGACGCGTTTACCCGCACCCAGTTCAAGAACCTTGTGGTTCCGTTCCTTAAAACTGTTATGCAACGCCGTGGCATCACGGATTTCAAGGTGGTGTGTGACGAAACCAACAACACAGGTGAAGTCATTGACCGTAACGAGTTTGTTGCCGACATCTTTGTGAAACCCACTCGCAGTATTAATTTTATCCAGTTGAATTTTGTTGCCACCAAAACTGGCGTAAATTTCAGCGAAGTTGGTGGTTAATCACCTAAATAGAATCAAGGAGAACTAATGCCTGTAGATCCAACAAACAATATTTCAGGATTTGTAAACGCTTTTGCCGGTGGTGGTGTTCGTACCAACCTCTTCATGGTTACAGGAAACATTCCTGGTTACTCAAACAACCGTGCAATTTCTTTCCTGTGCAAATCAGCGCAGATTCCTGCGTCATCGTTAGGCACAATAGAGGTTCCGTATCGGGGTCGCCGTATTAAATTGCCTGGTGACCGTACATTCCAAGACTGGAGTATTACGGTCATATCAGATTCCAATATGAGTTTGCGTTCTGCATTCGAGTACTGGAGCGCAATATTTAATTCTCATGTAGCTAATGTTACAACGACAAACTTTATGGAGTTTATGCCTACATGGTCAGTGACTCAGCTTCTGCGTGATGGCGAACCACTGCGTACCTACAACTTTGTTGGCTGCTTCCCTAGCGAAGTGGGTGCAATTGATCTGTCGTACGAAAACAACGACAGCATTGCTGAGTTTCCTGTTACTCTTAATTACTCGTGGTGGGAAGCCGCTGCTGGAGGTGCAGTTTCTGCTACAGGAACAGGTCAGGAGAACATCAACGCCCTGTTGCAGCAGGCCGGCATCAATATCGGTTCTGGTTTCTAAAGTTTTATGATTTAATTGGATTTTTTATCTATGGCTATTAAATTATTTGGTTTCAAATTATCTAAAGACGAAGGGACTTCTTCGGAGGAATCCAAGAAGTCCCTTTCATTTGTGCCTCCAGATCCAGACGATGGAGCAGTGCCTATTGAAGTAGGAGGGTATTTCGGTACGGTTATTGATTTTGATGGCGCAATCAAATCCGACATGGAGATGATTCGCAAGTACCGAGACATGGCCCTACACCCTGAAGTAGAGTCTGCAATATCAGACATATGTAACGAATCCATTGTGTACGATGACACATTTACCACAGTAAAAATAGACACCACAAATCTAAAGCAGTCTGTTTCTATCAAGAATAAAATTGAAGAAGAATTCGGTGAATTGCTTGGTCTTTTAGACTTTTCGAGGCGTGGATACGAAATTTTCCGAAAGTGGTATATCGACAGTCGTCTGTACTACCACATTATAGTGGATGAAGGCAACAAGAAAAAGGGCATCAGAGAACTTCGTGCAATTGATCCCACTAAAATTCGCAAAGTTCGTAAAATAACAAAGAAACCAGTAGACAAAAACAGTTCTGCTGCTGTTGCCGGTGTTGGTGTGCAGTTGGTTACAGCTATTGAAGAGTTTTATGTGTACAACGAGCAGCAGCCAAACTCGTCCGCTTTGCAACTAGAGGGATTGAAAATTTACCCTGATTCTATCTGTTTCGTGCACAGCGGACTGTTTGACGGGTACAATAAAAAAATTATTGGATATCTACACAAGGCCATCAAGGCACTAAACCAACTCCGTATGATTGAAGACGCGGTGGTTATTTACCGTATTACTCGCGCTCCTGAACGGAGGGTGTTCTATGTGGACGTTGGAAACTTGCCAAAACAGAAAGCAGAAGAGTATGTTCGGGGACTCATGCAGAGGTATCGTAACAAACTCATGTACGATCCAAACACTGGTGAAGTACAGGACTCACGCAAACACCTGTCCATGCTTGAAGACTTCTGGATGCCTAGACGAGAAGGTGGTCGTGGCACAGAAATTCAGACTCTTGCAGCAGGACAAAACCTGTCTGAAATGGATGATGTAAAGTACTTTCAAAAGAAATTGTTTCAGTCTCTTAATGTTCCCACATCGCGTCTTGAAGAAACCACTGGATTTAATCTGGGTAAAGCATCAGAGATTTCCAGAGATGAAGTAAAATTCTTTAAGTTTATTGAGCGGTTGCGTATGAAGTTTTCTGAGTTGTTTCTTGAACTGCTTCGAGTACAATTAGTAATGAAGGGTGTAATAAAAAAGGAAGAGTGGGAAGAGATTGAAGACCAACTTGCTTTTAAATTTGCAAAAGACTCCCATTTCTCTGAACTTAAAGAGAGCGAACTTCTTAAAGATCGTTTACAGAGTGTGCGAGATGCAGAGGATTTTGTAGGCAAGTACTATTCTCGTGAATGGGTACGAAAAAAGATTCTGCGGCAAACTGAAGACGATATTGAGCAAATAAACAAGCAGATTGAGGCAGAACAGGCTTCTGGAATGCTAATGCCTGCTGGTCAAGAAACCACTGGTCAACCCGAACTTGCTCCGCCAGCAGATAATGCCGTTCCTGCTCCGCCTACTGATGGTAAAAACCAACCGCAAATCACTATTGGTGAAATAGTACCCGAAGACGAAGAAGACCTGAACGATTAAACAAGAAAGGGGGATACAGTGAGTAACCCGTTTGAAGAATTTAAAACAGCAATACAAACTGCTCTATACGACAAGGTGAAAGAGCGCATAAACAATGAGGGGGAGACTGTTTCTAATTTGTTATTGACGGGAAAGCTTATAAATAGTAAAGACAATGAAATCGTACCAAAAACAGAAGAAAACTAAATAATAAAGTCTAAAACAGGAGAATAAATGGACACCACAAAACAGTTGACTAAAGCAGTAATTAACAAGGACTTTGCAGAAGCAAAGGATCTCCTGTTTAAGTCCCTATACGCCCGTGCTTCTCTTGCACTTGATGAAGTTAGATACTCTGTTGCCGATGCGGTGTTTAACAGCACGGAGGAGATTACTGAAGACTACCAAACCGCTGCCCGTGAGAGAGAAGTGAATCGTAAGGTAAAGAAACACGAAGACAAGGCAGACAGTGGTCTAGCTGCAAGTATGAAATACAGTGGCAAGGCTGGTGCTCGTGGACGACGACAGGAAACCAAACACCAAACTGCTTTATTAGGTCTGCTCAAACGTGCAGGAAATGAACAGGAGTCGCCACGCACTTACGGTCGCGGTGGCAAACTGATCAAAAAGGGTAGTCGCGCTGAAGTACAGGAAGAGGTTGAGATGGAATCCTACGGCAACCCCTTCACTCCTGGAGTTGCAGGAACATTCGCCTCCCCGAATTTCAGAGGAGGACTCAAGGCAGGGGACAAGGTAAAGGTTCCCCACAAGGGCAAGACGGTAAAGGGCAAGATCGTCCGCTTCGATGACGGCGGAACCGACAAACATCGTCAGCACGGTGGCGGCTATGTGGTTGATGTCGGTGAGTACAGCAGCATCACCGTCCCACACCACAAGATTGTCAAGGAAGGCACAGAGCAGATTGACGAGTTGAGCAAGGGCACAAAAGACGCATATGTTGCCAAGCGTGGTTCGCAACTGTCGTCCATGATGTACGGTCCCGAAAAGAACCGTAATTTACTCACAGGCAGGAAGCAAGCCAATGCCGTGAAAGGCATCAAGCGTGCTACTGGTGTCAAGGAAGAGAATGAGGTTTCAGAAGAGTGGAAGTCTCTCAAGAAGACCAAAGCCGATTTGAATGCTATTCGCAAGAGTGGAAAACGGGTAAGCGTTCAACACGGTGAAGGCGATACTTTGTACCGCGTTTCCAAGCCCAAGAAGTCGGTGAAGGAAGAGATTGAGCAGATTGACGAGGTAATGACCCGCAGGCATTTTCAGCAGGTTGCTGATGTGATCAAGGCACACCCTGATGCAAAGAAGCGCGAAGAACTGGCTACACACCACTCTCAAATATTTAAAAAGTCCAATCCCCGTTTTGATGAAGGACGATTCCGTAAGGCTTGCGGTCTTGGCGGCTGTAAGTAAGGCGTATAAGAAACAAAGAAAAGAGCAGGATTCTTCAAATGAAACTGATTACTGAAACAGTCCAAGACATAAACATACTGACTGAAACCAAAGACGGTCAAAAGCATTATTTTATTGAAGGCGTGTTTATGCAGGCTGAAGCGAAGAATCGCAATGGTCGTTTGTACCCCATGCCTGTCATGGAAAAGGAACTAAACAGGTACAACAACGAGTATGTAAAGACTAACCGCGCAATGGGCGAACTGGGACATCCAGAGGGCCCAACAGTAAATTTGGAGCGGGTTTCGCACCTTGTTAAGGATTTGCACCTTGAAAAGAAGGATGTGTACGGGAAAGCAAAAATTCTAGACACCCCATACGGTAAAATTGTTAGAAATTTGATTGATGAAGGCGTAAAATTGGGGGTTTCTTCCCGTGGAATGGGTTCTCTAAA